GCATCTTTATCAGAAATGATAATTGTAGATGCAGCTGTAAAAATATCATTAGCAGTAGCACCATCAATTGAAAAAGTACCTGTAAAAGTTGTACCAACAATAAACTTATATTTTAAACCAGCTGCTGCAGTTGGTAAAGTTACTACGATACCACCAGCTCTGTTTAATAAAAATGTAGTTCCTGTATCAGCAGCTGTTACTGTTTTAGTAGCTGCAGTAAGGTTTTCTACATCTGTAATTAAGTTGTTAACACCAGCAGTTTGTGCCAGGTTACCACTTGAATCTACAGTTAGTTGATCTGTAATAGCACCAGTTGTTGCATTTTTAGAGATTTGTTTAAAACCTTGTTCTGCTCTAACCGGACCATTAAACGTTGTATTAGCCATAATATCCTCCTAGATATTTTAAATGTAGTCCCTAGGGAAGTCGACTATACGCGTCTACATTTAATGTTTTTTATTTTTGTATAGTGGTTAAATATTATATTAATTTTAAGTAGAGTGCAAGAGGGCCTGTAATGTGGATTGAATTTTCCAACGATGTAGCTTTTTATTAAGTAGCTACAGAAACTTCAGGTGCAGCTTCATCTATCTTATTTTGCATATGCTCTTTTTTAGCTTCTGCAAGTTTAATATGGCTAATTACTTCTCTGACTTTTCTGTCAATTTTAACCATATCGAGAGTATATCTACCCTCTTTAAGATGCTCCTGCTCCCATTCGAGATCCAGACCTTTTTTCTTCACGTAAAGGTCCTGTAGATGTTGCATCATGTTCTCCATCAATAACCTCCTCATAGGTTATTCTATTTATACTTGGGTCCATCATTTCTCCAAGATACTCCCACTTTATACTATTTTCTCCGAGTTTGTCAACTATTGCATTTTCAATATCTAGCGGAGTTTCGACGCAGTTTATAACAAAATCTGCATGATATTTGTAGGCATTAATTTGTACTCTAAAGTTTTTGAGGTGCATTTTTTCTTTCTAATTTTAAAATGTGGCGGAACTATGTCCGCCACATTAGTTTGATGATTATGCTCCTGGTGATCCGAAAATACCTCTCCAGTCAGAGAACCCAAATGAGTATCTCTCTCTAGCTTTGTATCTTACGTTTCCAGTTGTGAAGTCGCCTTCCATAGCTGTTTTCATCGGTGCTCTAACAAAATGTTTTAGACCATTAGGCACGTCTGTTTTAATGAAAAACGCATCTGTGTCAGTTAGGTAGTGGTTCACAGTGTATCCCTGTGGAATCATTCCTTTAGACGCTACAGCGTTGATATCATTATCAGCTGTTCCAACTCTTCCAGCAGACTTCATTAATCTTTCAGCTGTAAATTGTAAAGCTGAAGGTATAATTAACTTAGTACCTTGAGCTGCAATTTTTAGACCTCTTTCGTCAGTCAAAGCAGCAATATCTATTAAAGATTGCTCCAATGATGTTTCGTTAAGATCCGCTGAAGTTGATAACTCATTTCTGTCTGTTCCTGCAACGATTGGGTGATCGTCAGCACATAGTGCTTTTCCATCTCCACCGTTTGCAGTTCCAAAAGCGTTGTTTAACACATTAGCAGCTTTCACTTGTTTAGTGTTAGCCATCGATCTTGCAAGAGCTTTTGTGTATCTAGAAGCAAGTCTATCATAAAGATTGTCTTCGATAGCTTCTTCTGTGATAGCAAATGCCAAAGCAAGTGTTTCATGTGTGTAACGAGCTGTGAAAGTTTCTTGTGCACTATCAAATGAAACTGAAGTTCCTTCAGCTTTGATTGGTGCATTTGCGAAACCAGATAACATTACTTCTTCTTCAAAAGCTCTGTCACTATTTTCTGTATCGAAAATTTCCGCATGCTCATTAGCATAGTTGTTGTATTCCAAGCCGAATAGTGCATTCAAACCTGGCTCTAGTTCTTTAACTAGTTGTCCTCTTGATATAGCCATTTTTTATTCTCCTATTCTGCTATTATACGCCAGTAGCGGTCATGTAGAAGTGTTCGTTGATGATCACTTTAAAGTTACAATTAGCTGATGTTAAATCGCTATTGTCTGGGTCATCTGAAACTCCAATGATTCGCATATTGGCTGTTGTTGTTGCTTGAGTATCCGTTAATTCAGTTTTAGAAACAAAATGCGGAGTAGCACCTGCTGCAACAGTTAAATCAGCGTTTGTAAAAACGTCTAATTGTTGAGTTGCGCCAGTTGCTGCCGATTGTATTTCATAAACTTGAAAAGGATCGTCAGTTACAAATGCTTTAATATCAGTTGCTGTATTTGAACCCAGCAAGTGATTAGCAAATGTAGGTTTTTTTGTAGTCGCGTCAGTGAAAAAAACACCTTGCATAGAGCCGAGTAGAACTCCGTTGTCAGTATTCGCTGCAATTCCGACAGTACCAGCTGCTAGAGCTTTCATCATGTCGTTTTGAGAGAATGCTGAAGCACTAGCTGCTACTTCGTATTCAGTAGCGGCGTTATTGTCAGCTGCTTGACCAATTTTGCCTAGGGGTTTTAATCCGAAAGCTGCGTCTTGGTTTGCCATATTTATCTCCTTGTGTCTACCAAAGGTAGACGGTTTAATTTATTCGTTGGCAAAAATTACTAAAAAATTATTAGTTCTTTTTTGTACCACCGAAGGTTACACGAGTCTGTCTATCAACGTCGATAGGCATACCTGGGTGCTGTTCTTTAAGAAGATCGTTGTCAATTGCTTCGTCTTTTTGTTTTGTAAGGTTTGCAAAATACTCCTTACGCGATTCAACGAGTTCTGCCGATATCCTAGCCAGCAATAGGCCACCAACTCCGATTACTCCCTTGTATTTTCCATCGTTAATAGTTGGATAATCAGTTTCTGGATATTCATCAGCTCTTACTAATTCATATCCTGATCTTAATTTACCTGACATGTTTTTTGTATCATCAAAACCCATAGTCTCGGCTCTTATCCATCTATGATGGTACCCATCTGGTGCAAGGG